TCAAATGAGTGAATTTGCTTTTGCGAAAGAGTTGGGTAAAATGGAGGCTCAATTTGAGGCTACTATTAACCAATTCAACGCTAAAATTGAAGCCCTTGAGAATGAGAATGCATCTCTTCTTGAGGCAATGACCTCTCTTGAAGATAAGTTCGGTGGTGTAGAGAACCTACAAGCAGCCATTGAAATGATTCAAAAGCACATCGAGTCTATGGGAGCTTCGCAAGAAGAAGAAATGGGTGGACATACTGACGAAGAAGAAATGGGAAGTATGAAAGATGACGAAAAATACGAAGCTACAGAAGAAACTGTTTCTGAAGAAAGTATTGAAGAAGAATTTGCTGCTGCTGATGCAGAAGTAGAAGAAAACTTTGAGGCTGAAGAAGAAACAAATCAGTTGGAAGTTGAGGAGCAATTTGCTGCTGAACAAAAGGCTGAAGAGGTAGTTGAAACAGTTGAAGATAAGACTGTAGTTTTTGATGCAATCACTCCTGAAAAAGTGAATCTAATCAATAACTTCTTCAATCGCAAGTAATTATTGTAAATTAAGTAAAACGAACCTTTTTTAAAACTAAATAAAATGAGTATTTCTATCGCTTCATTGCCTTACGGTGACAGACGTCCAGACCTCTTCATCGATGCAATGGTAAAATCAGCGGCTGTATTGAACCGCTTCCGTCTAATTGACGGTGTAAAAGCCAAAGTAAATGTGCCAATCTTTGACGCTTCATTGACTTTCGGTAACGACCTTTGTGTATTTGACCCACAATCTGCTGCTTCAGTAGGTGAAAAAGAGATGACTGTTGAAACTTACAAGTGGTCTTTCTTGAACTGTAAGGACGCTCTTGAGTCTTCTTACCGTGGTTTGTTGTTGAAGCAAGGTCAGCACAACCCTGAGACTATGGATGCTGAATTCAAGGACTGGGTATTTGACTACTTCGCAAAACTATCTGCTCAGAAGGCTCTTGAATTGGCTGGTACTGAGTTGACTACTGAGATGGCTGCTGATGCTGATGTATTGGACTACGATACTAACGCTGCTATCAGCTCAAGCAACATCCTTGACTTGATGGAAGGTGCTTACCAAACAATGTCTGACGTTATGTTGGCTGCTGTTTACGGAGATGCTGACCGTGACTTCAAACCTACTTACTTCTTGGGAACTGCTGCAATGCAAGCTTACCAAATCGCTATCGCTGGTTTGTACACTACTACTCCTCAAGGTGTTGTTGAAGGTGGTATTCCTTCTTACTACGGTATGGAAGTAGCTCACTTCGCTTCAATGCCTGCTAACGAGTTCATCATCGCTGCACCACAAAACTTGGTTATGTTGACTGATGACTACAACGATGTTCGTGCTATCGATATGAAGTACGAAGCTGAATTGTCTTCAGATAAAATTTGGGGTCAGTTCAAGTTGGGCTTCTCTTACTTGAAAGGTGAAGAGATTGTCTACGCAAAGAACTTCGCATAATAATTAAATAATAACGGAAGGGCTTCGGCCCTTCCTTTAATACCCTATAACAAATGGCTTGTAATGTAACTCTTGCTGATATTTCTTACTCTTGTGACGATGTTGCAATTGGTGGTATCGTAGAATTGCACGTTGCTAACAAATCTGACGCTGAATCTGCATTGACAGGCGTTGGTTCTGCTGACCGTGCAATTACTGCTGCTACTGCGGTAACAGGTGTCTCTCAAATCTCATTCAACAACAAGGATGGATTTTCTGTATTTAGCGAAGTAAAAACTGTTAGTGCTGATGGTATCGTTGCTACTGTACCAACAATCTCTGTTGAGCTTCCTAAAATGACTGCTGATAAAATCACAGCTCTTAACAACATCTCTAAAGGTGGTGCTGAATTGGTTGCCTTCGTAAAAACTGCTGCTGGAACTTACCACGTTTGTGGTTTGGACTACGGTCTTTACGCAGGTACTGTAGATGCTAACTCTGGTACTGGTCGTGCTGAAAAGAACCGCTTCCAACTTACCTTAACTGGTGACGAGCAAGGTCTTTCTTACAGCATTGATGCTGCTGACTTCGCAACTGCAACTGCTTAATAGCAATCTTGTAAATTATAACAAGGGGAGTGGAGAAATCCTCTCCCCTTTTTAATATATAATATATGGCTTTCAATTGTAGCATTCTATTAAGCGATATTGATATCAACTGTAACAAGCGAGTAACAGGTGGTATCAAGAAAGCTATCCTACTATTACAAAAAGACTTGACTATTACCTTTGACCCTATTGATGAGACACAGGTAACTCAAGTAGACACATTAAACACTGTAACCTTTGCACACAATACAAAGGATGGTGTAACCACATTCACAGAGAATAAAAACACATCCAATGGATTGGGTGTAGTAACTACAGATATTACTATCCAATCTCCAGCAGTAGACAATAAGGTTAATCAAATAGACCTTATGAGCCGCAGAGAAGACATCTGCTGCATTTTATTGCACAACAACGATACTGTGACTATTTCGGGTTGGATGGATGGCTTAACGATGAACTATGAGGCTAATAGCGGTACAGGTACATCTGATAAGTCTTATGTTAATATCACACTAAACACCCAAAGTGGAATTGCTTCTTTGGCTATTGACGATAAATCAGTATTTTCTGACCAAACCATATTTGAGTAATGGCATATTTAATTAACAAAGGAACTGGATATATGAAGGATGCGGTAACAACTCCTTCTGTAGAAAAGAATTACCTTTATGTACAAGGCGGTTATAGCGGTTCAGTTGTAAATTCTATTGAGGGAGAAGGTTTGGTATTCTTTTTACAACTACACGATTAAAAATAAAATAAAATGGCATACGAAAATATTTCTAAAGAAGGCAACTTCTACCAATCAGCTACGGGAGATTATGGTTTCCGTCTGTTAGAGGCAGCAGAGTCTGCTACAGATGGTTTCCGTGCAATCCAAGCATTGGAGGCTTCAGAAGTAACAACCACTACACAAGTAGGTGATGCGTTGACTGCTGTTGCTTTACCTGAGGGTTCAGTAATCTACGGTAAGTTCGATAGTGTTACTTGTGTTAGCGGAAAGGTTCTCGCTTACAAAGCAGTGTAATGAACTATGTTAGGACTACTAAATACCGTCTTGAGCAAAGGTGGTTCACTATTAACCTATGTAAAGGAGGGACTTGTTATGGCAAATAGATTCTTATCCCCACCTAAATTAAGCTTCCCTGCGAATGCTTCTGCCGAGTTTGACGGGGCGAGTGATTACATTGATACGGCATCTTTGCCGTTAGACACATTTACCAATTTTACTATTTCTGGGTGGTTCTATCTTGACAATTTAAGCACTACACGGGTTTTGCTTGGATTTGGCAATAGTTCAAACAATTTTCCTATTATAGTTCTTGAAGCACAAAGCAGCGGAGTAGCAAGGTTTTTTGTAAGAGATTCGGGTAGTTCATCCGCTTCAGTAGATTCTTCAGCGGGAGCCGTAACAACTGGCAAATGGTATTTTCTTGCTGGAACAAGAAGCGGAAACGATTATAAAGGATATTTAGACGGGAGTTTAACCGCAAGCGTTACCACAAGCGCGGTAGATGTTGAAGGTGAATTAGACGTTTTTGGTATTGGTCGTTTAAGTAGATTGGGCCCAAGCGGATATTTCAAAGGCAACCTCGCCAACGTCGCAATATGGAACCGCGCACTTTCAAGTGATGAGATTAATTCCGTGATGTGGAAATCTTACACCTTGCTAAACACCTCCGAAAAAGAGGGACTACAAGCTTGGTACTCATTGGAAGAATCAGAGCTATTAAGCGGTGACAGCACTCCTACGCTTGAGAAATATGCAGAGGTTAACAAACTTACATTTGAAGGAAAACAGTGCCTACAAGACGCTTTAAATGCCTTACCAACGATTACAGATGCAAGACTGTATTCTGCTAAATACGACATCAGAGTTAGTGCTGATGGTGGTACAGTAGAATCTTTAGATTGTGTTGAAACAGAATTAAACGCTATAGTATGAGCAGCTTAAAAGATTTAGCAAGTCTAATAATGGTCCCGTCTATGTACAAGGACGGAAGACTTGATACAGTAAAGCCTTTAGGCAATAGTATATTACATCCCGATGCCACTGGTAACAATGATGGTACTGATGGTTCTACACCTGCGGAGGGTAACTTTACTTTTAGTAGGGGTTCAAATCTTGCTGCTACGAGGGTAGATGTTAATGGCTTAATTGAGAAGGGTAGAGAGAATCTCTT